TGCAACAGATAAGTGGTGTAGGGAACATAACTATCCTGACAGCGTGAGGCAATCATTAAATGAACTTTTTGATCAAGGTATGGAACGGTACCCAATAAATGCGATTAAGACACATGACAAAACTGAATCAGTAGTAAAGTTAAGTAAAGGTGCAAGATGGTTTAGTGAAGTTTATTCGCGTTCAATAATGGCAAGTGCTTACTGTATTTCCGCATTATTTTCACCCATATTCCTGGAAGTAAAGAAACGATTTAAAGATTCATTACATGATGGGGTGGTGTATACTGATGGTTACTCACCAATACAACTGACGGCACTGGTGAAAACGTACGAGAGGCCTGAATTCTTTGTTGAAGATGATTTGACCATGCAAGATGCAGCAACAGTAAGCGGTATAATTGATGTGGAATTCAAGATATATGAAGATTTAGGTGTGGACATAGGTGTGCTGGAAATGTACAGATGGATACACAGCAATTGGCATTGGAAAGCCGCTGGCATGTCAGGTGTAGGGGACGCTATGCGATTGTCTGGTCAACCAACAACATCATTGGGCAATACAATAACAAATTTGATAGTACATAACAGATTTTACATGAGAAATAAAAATAACATTATACTTATGGCAGTATTAGGTGATGATAATTTAGTATTAGCACGACGTGAACTAGACGTAAAAAATCATGGCACGGAAACTAAAGAATTGTATAATATAATGAGTAAAATTCAACAGCGTAAATATGTAGGAGAATATCTGTCAATGATAATACATAATTTTAATGAACATTTGGAATTCTGTCCTAATTATAGAAGAATGAGGCATAGGTACTCAGTATGTAATTATGCGTTTACTGACCATGATAGGGAGGAAAAACTCAAACAGCGTAGATTAAGTTATTCGCTTATGTTGGGTAATATAAAAGCAACAAAACAATGGTCAATGCGTGAGTTCAATGGCTTGCATTGTGATTGGTATGATGTGCCATCAGCAATAAAGGCAAATGCACATTTTCACGGTTGCAGTGATGCGAATGTATTAGATGACATAGGTAGACTAATTGTAAGCATGAATGCAACACCATTAGTGGCTAAAATACCAGTATGGACATCAGGTAAACCTAACAAAAATTTGCGTCAAATTAAAACTATAAGTGATAACGTTATAGATATGTAACGTAATCACTGTGTTGACTACGCAACCAATATTATATTTCTGAAAATTAAAGAAAACCGCGCGCGG